AATGATAAACTAAGGGAGGTAAAACTCCCTTTTTTGTTGGTGAAATATGATAAAACTTGAAATATTAAAGATGGCATTCAGGAAATTAAAGGTTAAAGGCGCTAGTTCTGACCCTTCCCTTCCTCAGTATCCCGATGCGCTAATCGACCTTGAAGCTATGATGGCTGAATTAGATGCTACTCCATCAATAAGTACCGGGTATAATTCCACTGGCTTTAATGCGGAATTAGACGAGGAATCAGGGTTGACTATTGAAGACCTGAACACTATTGCTTGTGGGCTAGCCGTTCGGATAGGTGGCGATTATGGTATAGAGGTTCCTTTCCTTGTTGGGAAAGGTTACAGCACAGGCGTTCGTAAAATGTTTATCCGTGGTGCTATCTTGCCAATCGTGAAATACACCAACAGAACGCCAAGAGGTTTGGGTAATACATCGAATAACGTTTACAGTAATTCCAGATCTAACCTGTATTACAACGGCTCTAAAACTTCATCAAATGCCGATCATTATAGCGTTGATTCATTCATTAACTTGCCTGTCGATTTCACGGCATGGGTATTAGACGAAGTGTTAACCAATGTTGTATGGGTGTCAGAGAACAGTAAAATTAAAATAGAAAATCAAACTTTCACCGATAAAGTGGCAACGGCAAAATTAACGTTTACTAATGCCGGGGTTTATAAAATACAAGTAACCGGCACCACAGCGACAAAGCAGAAAGTTTTTGATTTCGATTTCGCTATACATGATAAATTGGAGGGCTAAAGATGACTATAAGCGCGACTTTATCAGCTACAGGGCTGGATATTATAAATAAAGCCGGTGTGATACTTGGAATAAAAGACAAGGTTCTTCCGTTAAGTTCAGAAGATAGAAGCTCTTTGTTTTCAGGGTTAAACTATTTAGTAAAAACACTACAGGTTAATTATCATTTGTGGACTGAAACTCAAGCGGTAATACCATTGCAACTAGGCGTTAGTGAATACAAACTAGGTCCAGGTGGTGCGGTGGCAGTTAATAAAGATGAATTCTTAAAACTAACTACAGATACCATAACGCCAATTGGTTTTACTTTAAATGTGACCGGGGCGATAAATAGCGGGGATAACATAGGAATAATTCACGCATCGGGTTCTGTTCAATGGACCACTGTTGCTAGCTATACCGCTGGCGCAGTTATAATTGATGATGTATTAACGGCCATTGTTCCTGCCTCATCAACTGTTTACGTGTACGCCAATATCATAGAGCGCCCCGTAAAAATAGTTAATGGTCGGTATCAATCTGGTTTAACCTCGATGAAACTGCCAACAACAAAATGGAACTCAACACAATTTTATGAATCTGATGACTCAGAAACGGGATCGGTTCAAGCTTGGTTTTACTCACCGCAACTAGTTAACGGCACGTTGTCTATTTTCAAAAAGCCAGTAGACAATAACGCACTACTTAATATTACATACATTCGCCCGATCAATGTAACTAGTGACAATGGAGACAGTGTAGACTTTCCGAGTGAATGGTTTTTACCATTAACCTATATGTTGGCTGAACAGTCTTTAACTGAATTCACAACCCCCGATCAAGCGGCGGAGGAAATAAAAGCACTTTCAGCTAAGTACAGCGCTATAATTGGTATTGTACCTCTTGGCAAATTACAACCAAAACCGGAGGCAGGCGCATGAGACTAGAGCCAAAAGAGATCCCGCTAGGTAATGGATTTTATGTAAGTGAATCGCTACCTGTATCGCATCAACTTTGTCAAAATCTATTCCCTAATTACCCAGAGTCAGACGCTAGTTCTATAACTCAGCTATTTACAAGGTTGGGATTAAAAGAAATTTTAACAACTCCGGGCGGTGAAGTTAGTCGGGGCGTTAGGGTGATGTCTGGAATACCTTATTTTATAAACGGTAATACGTTATGGAGATTAAACAGGTTAGTCGATTCTTTTAGCAATGAAACATTCACAGTTGATAACTTAGGGACTATAACGGGCACGGGACTTGTTAGTTTGGCTGATAGTGGAACACAATTGGGAATAGTTGTACCAGGGACCAACACAGCTTACATGTATTCTGATTCAGCAGGTCTCGTGCAAATAACTGACCCAGAATTCATTCCATCCCCCGCAACAATGGTTAATAGTATTGTTTATATAACAGGTGTGTTTATATTTGGCGCAGATCAGGCTATCGTTTTCGAGTCTGACACAAACGATGGCTTGAGTTATGATGCGGCAAACTTCTTTATCTATGGGAATGCTAAAAATAATATTGTAGGGTTACACGAATACAACGAGCAACTATTTGTTTTTTCTGATATCAATTGCGCGGTGTATGCACCAACAAACCTTAATGAGTTAGGCGCATTATTTACCAAGGTTAAAGGGTATGAGTTCACTAAAGGATTATCTAGCCAGTTCGCGATATATGACTTGGGTGAGTCCTTTGTCATGATGGGGCAGGGGTTTAACGAAACTCCTAAAATATACCAGTTTACCGGCAATGAATTCACGCCAATATCAACGACATCTATTGAACAGATATTAGAGCGGTACACCAGTGAAGAAATAAAAAAAGCATTTGGATTTAATTACACTTTTAGGGGTGAAACATTCGCAGTATTCAGCATGAAAAATAACACTTTTAAATATTGCATGAAAGCAACAAAGATGGCCGGTAAAAAGGTATGGGTAGAGGATAGATCGGAAAACCTAGCAAATAAGGATAGGTGGCGTGTTAATGGATTAGTTACTGCTTACGATAGATTGTTGTGCAGTGATAGCGAAGGAGGGTTAATAGGTGAGTTGGCAGAAGGTGAGCGAACAGACTACGGTAACTTAATTCGTTATGATTTTTCTTTACCTCCTATTAGTAGTGGCACTAAGGAAATTTTTTACAGATACTTCCTACTAGAAGTTGAGGCAGGTTTAGCGACTGGTGATGATGAGTTAGATGTTGAAATGAATTATTCTGATGATGGTAAGGTATTTCCTGATAATGGTTGGCGAACGAGGGGTATGGGTTTAAAGGGTGAATACCAAAGAATATTAAGATGGTCAAACTTAGGTAGAAGTCGGACACCTCGCACTTTTCGCTTCCGAATGACTAAACCGGGTAAATATGTAATAATAAGGGCATGGGTGGGCGTTGATGGCAATTAGTGAATTAAATATAGGTACTGAGGTGGTAGGAGAGAACCGGAAACCTAAAAGGTTATTTTTTACGGTTATTTCTAGTTTGATATCATTTATTAATAACGCGCCGGTAATATTGGACAGTTCAGGCAGTCCCGAGGGGGTTGTGACAGGTAAGTTTAAAGACCAATATTGGGACACTACAAGCGACAAATTATATTTCAAATCAACTGCAACAGGGAATACAGGATGGATACTAATCAACTAGTTAACGGATACGATAAGCAAAAAGAGCTTAACCGAATACAAGTTAAAGGTTTGCTTAGTGGCGAGTTAAAAGAAGCTGATACAGTTTTAACGAATTTCTTCGCTAAAGGTCTTTATGCTAGGCAGTTGTTTATACCAAAAGGAACGACCATAACGGGATGTATGCACCGCTTTGATGGGCTTACTATTATGTTAAGCGGTGATATTGAAGTATATGACGGTGACAAGGTAGAAAGAATAAACACTCCATTTATTAAAGTTTCACCACCTGGCACGCAAAGATCATTTTACGCGCTAGAGGATACTGTTTGGGTTTGTATTCACCCGACAAATAGCAAAGACGTAGACGAAATAAAAGAAGAGTTTATAACTGACAATGTTAATGACATTGTAATGCTGGAAGAAATCAAAAGGTTAAGGATTGAATTATGAGTTGGGTAATGACAGCAACGGTAGGTTTGAAATTATTTGGGGATTACCAAGCCAACAAACAACAAGAAAAGCAAGCTAAAGCGGCGGCGGCGGCAACTGAAAGGGCTGGACGATTGGATGCGGCAGCTAGACAAAAAGCTATAGGGGTTATTAACGAGACTTACCCGTCTGCTATTGCAACGTTTAACGATACCATGCGGAACACGTTAGATATGTTTCAACAAGCGCAAATTTCTTCTAGTGAATTATTGACTAACTCAGCAGAAAACGTTGAGCGGATGATATCACAAGGCGGACAAAACGCATTACATGCAATGCTTGGGCTACCAGCACCAGCACAAAACCAACCTGTCGATCAGCAGGGTAACACTGAAGCGCAAAGCCGAGAGTTAAGTGGTGTAAAGCCGTCTATGCCAGAATCACAAACAAGCCAAATGCCACAAACATTCGCTCAGACTGATGGTACTTTCCGCATGGGTGGTCAGCAACAGATGATCAACCAACCTGATCAAGTGGCACAAGATCAAGCTAGCCCAATGGGAACAGATGATTTTGTTCCGCCAAAGTTTAGGAATCAGGACCCAGGTAGCGCGGACATGCAACGTATGCGAGGCGCGCAAGAGAGGCAGCAAGCACAACAAGCACAACAAGCCGCTCCCGTTCAAGCTCAACAAGCAATGGAAGGGGAATTTATACCAAGAGAAGCACCTAACTTACAACAGCAAAATATCACAATGCCCACCGGAACAAATGCGGGGTTTATGGGTGCTGAACAATCAGTTGTTTCGGCTGGCGATCAAGCAAGAACAGATATGATGGCAGGGGCGGAGGGCGCTCTATCTGCGATGGGGACTAGATTCGGCGGTGCTAGGGGTGACATTGAAGAGGGTAGAAACTTTTCGCTAGGTCAACATCAGAAAGGCATAGATGCCGGGCAAGCTGGAACAAGGACAGGTGTTCAAAGTGTAGAAGCTGGTGTGAATAGAGCTATCGGATATCAACAACCTTACATGTCTGCAGGTAAGGAAGCGTTAAACCCTTACATGGCATTAACTGGAACAAGAGGACAGCAAGCTTTTGATGACGCATTAATTAACGACCCAGCTTACAACTTGGCACTAATGGAAAGTGAACGCTCATTAGGTAGAAATGCGGCGGTAACTGGCGGCATGGGGTCAGGAAACACAAAGGGAAGATTCCAACTAAACGCACAACAACAGGCGGCGGCTGATGTAGATAGGCAATTAAGCAGGTATCGCGGCGCTGTTAATATGGGTCAAAACGCGGCAAATCAAGCGGGTGGTTTTTCTGCTCAAGGTGGCGCGATTACGGGGCAGATGCAGCAGCAAGGCGGTAGAGATACCAGTAATATGATGAGTCGCATGGGTGATGTAGGTACAATGTCTGCTAGTCAACTTTCTGAACTAGCCAAGACACAAGGTTTATCAGAGGCGCAAATATTACAACAGTTAGGCGGTAACTTATCAAACATTGGAATGGATACTGGTCGAACTGTCGGTGGAATGAGAGAGACAGCAGGTATAAACGCAGCCAACATCTTACAAGGAACAACGGGCCAACAAGTAAGTAACGAGCAAAACCTAACGAATAATCTTTATGGTTTAGACCAAGGCACTGTTGCGAATATGGGTAATACCATGCAAAGTGCAGCAGGTACAACTTTACAATCTGAATTGAACCAAGCGAATAGCGTTGCCAATATGAATATTGGTGCTGGTACATCAGCGGCAAATACAGCTATGGGCATGGGTCAGGCGGAAATGATGGGTATAACTAATCCGTGGGGCAATATGGCAAATACTGTTAGTGGCGCTTTATCTAGTACGATGGGCATGGGTACACCAACTCCTTACGGGGCGAGTTCGCCATCGCCTTATGCTTCAAGTGCGCCAATGAATTTAAACTATAGCCAAATGCCAGCTATGCCGAGCTACAACTCAATGATGGGTACAACATACAACCCACAAATAAACCAGAGACAAGGCACCACCTATAACCCACCGATTACATTTTAAGGATTAATTATGCCATTTCAATATACAGATTTTAACAGTCAAGGTATGGGCGCTTTCAACCAGGGCCAACAAATTGGTGATGACTATGTTAAAGGCCAGTTAAGGAACGAGCAGCGAGAAAGAACATCAATGTTAGACGCTCAAAACGAACAGTTAGCAGCACAAACGGCATCAGACAGAGCCGTTAAAATGGACCAAAGCGCAGAGTTACACGATCAGAATGTAGAAATTAAACAGGGTTCCATTAATAAAATGGAGCAAGCCAAGCAGAAACAATTAGCATTAGCGGCTACTCAAATGACTTACGAAGAGAGGCAACCGTTTTTAGCTGAAATTTTAAAGCAAACAAAAGATCCAATAATTAAAAAGAATTTGCAGATTGTTATGGATATGGAGCCAGAAAAACAAGGCGAATCTTTATGGATGGCGGCCATGAACGATACCAATAAATCAGGAGAACAAAAAGCGTTTGAAGCTTTGATTGCTGACTTTTCACCAGAGGATCAAGTAAAAGCCCGAAAAATTAAAGTAGGTTTAAGGGGTAGAGCTATGAGTAACGCTGTTTTATCTGCAATACAAAGCGGTGACATTCAAAATCTAGCTGATGCAAAGGCAACTATAAAAGGCGCTGAGAAGTTTGCTGAGATGTCAGCAGCATCGAGAGGCAGAACAATCGACTCGGGATTTGAGAAAATACAAAAAATAGACGTAGGGGTTAGAAATATAGATAAGGCAATAAAGGCGTTAGAAAGTGGCGCGGGTGTTGGTGCTATTGAAAAGTGGCTACCTTCGTTTAAAGCTGCATCAGTTGAACTTGATAACATTCAGGGGTTGATGGCTCTTGATGTTGTTGGGGCGACGACTTTTGGCGCGCTGTCAAAAGGTGAGTTAGATTTAGCTAAAAATGTAGCATTACCTACCGGGTTAGATGATGAAGAGTTAATGGTTTATTTAGGCAAAAAGAAAGCTGCACAAATAAAGTTAAGGGCTTACTTCAGCGAGCAGATACAGCACTTAGACCAAGGAGGAACTGTTGCAAGCTTTTTAAGAATGAAAGAAAGGGGTAACCCTCAACAACCAACAGCCGCTTCAAGTTCTGAATTTGCAGGCTTTAAGGTGGTTAGATAATGCCTATTGTAACAATACAATCCCCTTCAGGTGGTTCATTCCAAATAGACGCTCCTGAAGGTGCAACGGATGAGCAAATATTTAAGTTTGCACAATCACAGGGTTTAATGAATGAGCCTGAAAGTCAGCCACAGTTAAGGCCAGAACAAGCGGCGACACCAGCTAATCAAGACTTTATCCCAACTGAGGAAAACTTAGCTATACCGGCTCCAGGGTTACCCGAGCGCTCTTTTGCTGATCAGGCTATTGGCGCTGGTGAGGCGGCTTTAACAATGGCAACGGGTGCGACTGGCGGCATGGTTGGCGGTTTAGTTGGCGCAGTTGAAGGTATAGGGCGAGAGCTAGCAGGAGATATACCAACGGGTGAAGGTGCAAATATAATGGCTGAAAGGGCCAGTCAACTTACCTATGCGCCCCGAACTGAAGCAGGACAGGAAATTGTTAGCGATATAGGGGAGAAATTAAGCGTATTACCTCCCGTGTTAGGCACTCCATTAGCTAGTGTAAAAGGTCTTGGTACAGCAGCAAGGGCAAAGGTAACAAACACAAAAAGTCCTTTATTTAAAAAAATAGCTGAAGAGTCAACGGGAGATTTGCAAAAGAGTTTTGACAGGAGCCTTGACGACAGTAAATTTTCGCCTCGCGTGTTTGGGGTAGTAAAAGAAGCAAGGAAGCAAGGTTTTGATGATGCAACAACAACAATGATCGCTAATTCATCAAAGGTAGATAAGCGCAGAATGTTACAAATGGTCAACAAAATGGAGCAAGCACTAGGTGACGCAGAACTAAGAGCCACAATAAGACCAGCAGATATAGCGGGGGATTCGTTACTAAGAAAGATAAACTTTGTAAAGAGCAATAACAAGGCGGCTGGTGTGCAACTTGGGCGTATAGCTAAAAATTTAGAAGGTAAATCGGTTGATGTAAACGAGCCTATTAATAATTTTTTCAATAAAGCCGCTGATATGGGGATCACTTTTAATGACGATGGAGTGCCTAATTTTAAAGGTTCGCAGATAGACAGAATACCGGCAGACATGAAATTAGTGAACGATATTACATACAGGATAAGAGGACTAAGGGAGCCAGACGCATTAAAAGCTCATGAATTTAAAAAGTATATAGATAAAAAAGTATTCGCCGGCAAAAGGGATTCTAAAGGTCTTGACCATGACACCGAGTCGCTAGTTAAAGGGTTGAGGTCTGAAGTTAACGACTCATTAAGTAATAAGTTTTCAGAATATAAAGAGGCAAACAAAAGGTTTTCAGACACCGTACAGGCTCTTGATTCAATACAGGATGCAGCAGGTAAAAAGATTGATTTCTTCGCGCCTAATGCAGAGAAGGCAGTCGGCACAGTATTAAGGAGCCTTATGAATAACACTAAAGGCAGAGCTAACCTAATGAATGCAGTTGAAAACATAGAAGTGACATCGGCAAAATACGGGGGATCATTCGATGATAAAATACTTAGACAGATGCTATTTGCTGATTTACTAGATGATAGTTTTGGGTCAAGCGCTAAAACAGGATTAAGAAGCGAGTTGGCAAAGGGAAATGTTGATGCGGCTGTCGATATTTCGCAAATGTCAATCCCTGGCGCTATAGCATTAGGGGTAAAAACAGGAGCTAGAAAAATAAAAGGCATAAACCAGAAAAATCAAATTAAATCATTAAAAGCACTTTTACGCAATTAGGAGCCAAACAAAATGGCAAGAATATTAGACGCATTTTCCAAATTTTTTGATGGTAACGGGCAACCTCTAGTCGGGGGGTATGCAAAGTTTTTCATAAACGAAACAACAATAGCCGCCGATACATTTGACGATCCAGAAGAAACAATAGTTAACCCGGCAAAGGTGCCGTTTAATGCAGACGGTGGATTGTCACTTAATGCTTACGGCTCGATACTAATGACAGTTAAGATATACGACTCTTCTGATTCACAGGTTAGCTCTGAAGATAACGTAACACCTCGCGGTGGTTTAACATTGGCTTAGTTCGGTGACATACGTTCCTTTCATTTCCATTGTGACTGGTAGTGATAATAATTATTACACACCACTACAAACTAATGCAGGTCAAGATCCTGTAGTTGATTTTGGGGGTCCAGGGCTATTCTGGAAGCGCATTAACCTTAATGAGTTTTGGGTGGTCACGGTAAATTATAATGTAGGGGCAAGAGTAATCTCCCCTACTAATTTAAAAAGGTATATTTGTGTAACCTCAAACGCAGGTAACGATCCCGTTTCAGATGCTACCGGCGTTAACTGGGAGCTTGACGAAGCCATATTAAATTTTGCTATAGGCAAGAGTTATGCTGTAGGCAACAAGTGCTTTGATGAGATAGACAGTCGCATTTATATCGCTCAAACAGCACAATCAGGAAACCAGCCCAGTTCAGACGGTGGCACTAATTGGTTACCTGCTGATGGCATAGTAACCAAGCCAACAAATGCTTCTCCAGCAGATTTGGCGGAGGACGTTTCAAGAACTCCAGTGCTAACAGGTGATAGCTATGCTGTAAGCGGAAGTTCAGTAGTACATAAATACTCACGTTTTGAAGTTTACTCAGATGTTGGACTGGCTACCTTAGTTTACAAATCAGACATAACAAGCGACTTGGAATCTCATATTGTCTCGGTACCACTGAATAGGGCGACAACTTATTATTGGCGTGTTGCTTACAGCGGTGAACGCGCAGGAACCTCCCTTTTTTCTGATGCAACTAGTTTCA